GTTTCCCAGTCACGATCGGTTGCGGGAAGAAAATAAATATTGATCATCTGCCGGAGAAGTATCTGAGAACCTTCCTACTGCAAATACAGTAAAAGGATTGGCAATACTCTGCCCCGCTGTAGTCTCTATTCCCACACTACCAATTGAGTGAGCGACTTGGTGACCTGTGTTTTGGATGAAGGTATTGCCGTTGAGGGTCCAAGTCTCTCCGGTGGAGGCTGAGGAAAAAGAAGTGGCTCCCGTATTTCCAGCATCAAGAGGGTTAAAATCAGCCGCTAATCCAACGCCGGTATCATCGTAAATCTGGGCTCTTCCAATATACCCTACAGTAGGAGCTTGTGTGCCTGCGTCTCTTCCTGCGCCGATGTTCAAGGTTGCAGTGCCGTCAAATATTCCAGCCGTAACATGGGCGATATTAGGATCGCCCAATGGAGTGAAATTAACTGAAGTGGGATAGGTGGAACGAGGGTCAGCAGAAGTGGCAAAATTAGTCGTATTGGCCGCATCGTCAAAAATGACACGCAACCAGAATCCTTCTGTATTTGTGAGCCCAGTAGGAACTGTGGATTGAGAAGTGACTAATGTCCCCGCACTTCCATCAGAGCTGGTTAAAAACTGAATAACGCCAGTCGTATCTAAGCGAACAATATAAGATAAGTTATTTCCAGTCAGTTCCCATTTAGCTATTAAGTCTTGATCAGCTACCGGCGTCCAATCATCAGGGGCAACATAAATATAAAACGTGCAGCTAGAAGTAATACTTACCGCTGATGAATCTGGCATACTGGCATAATCCCCACTCGCCCCATAAAACAAACAAGAGCCAGCAGGGTGAGGTTTTAAGTTTGCTCCAGTTCCAACAATTACATCAAGATCATAATCAGAGCCCCCGCTTCCCGAATTAGGAATCGAGGACACAGCACCACCAGAGGACACGATATTGTCCATATCGATGTTGACTAAGGCTTGTTTGATTAGGCCAAGCGCACTAAGCCGATGTACGTCGTCGAACTGATTAGCAGGCGTGAGATCAGTCCCACCGTTAACATCTAACAGTGTGACACGAGCATCCCCATAGCCTGTAATCGCTCCCATATTAGTTACTCTGGATAAAAGTGACCGTTCCGGCTCCTGTCGCACTGCCTACAGTTTGAATAAATCTCACACACCTAACAGGGAAGGCAATGTTAGAAACATCATCAGCGGTTACTGAAGTCAGCCCCACTACGTCTCGCCACTTCGCATCCGTAGCATAGGAGTTAGTGTATTCATCAGTCGGCGAATCTTCAGAGTACTGACCTGAAACAGTCATTGTCCCCGCAGTCAAATCGAAAAACACATCCGCATTAAAAGGGGTGCATCTCCAGTTCACGGGAATAGTTTTAGTCGCCATTCCGTCAGTCGCCACCCAACCTACCGTAATCGCTCCAGCAGTATCATCGTCTACTGTGACCGCTGTCACAGTTTGAAAATACCCTGTAGTAGTCGCAGTCGTGGCATTCGGTCCCGTTACTGTTTCGGAAACACTGTGCCCATCAGGATCAGCACCGGTCACGGTAAAGGTTCTGGCACTCTCATTCCCAACCGCCGTAATCGTAACAGGCTGTGCTGTATTATTAGTGGTAGTGGCAACACCACCACTCGCTAAAGCCCCGGCTATGGTGAGACTCTGCTCTCCACCAGCAGCGGGTGTCTGGGACGCGCAAATACCATCTGCGTCATTCGCCAAGACAGGCATATCTATTTGTACAGGTCTCATTATTAAGCTCCTATGACTTTATCAATATCTGCCGAAGCAGACCCATTCACAATTCTGCTCATTGCGGCACTGGTAACTCCAATGACTTTGTTGGCATATCCAGTAGCAGTGTTAAACGCTATCCCGGAATACATGTCTAAAAATGTTTGCTTATCTCCCTGATCCACCCCGCTACCATCTGGAATTACGAGTTTTAGCGTAGGGTTGGCTAGACCCATAATGGAAAAACGCTTTTTAGCTGTATCTATTGCCATTATGGGCCACTCTCTACTTCAGTCTTATCAGCAGTAGTGCCGTTGTCTGACAAGGTAGATTTTTGATCAACTGTTGTCGCGTCATCATTGTATAAGCTGTACTGGCTTGAGGTCGTAGTAGAGCGATTTCTCCACGCTTTGTACAAGTAACCAATTTTAGTAGCTAGAGAGACAGTCGCTCCAGGAGCCTCCTGCCCTGGCTCTGCAAACGTATCAGTATTTATCACGTCCAATACCTCCGCATTAATCTGCGGCATATCCAGCCGTGCATCTTCTGTGATAGTCACGTTTCCAGAGTTGTCTGTTCGAGTGAATGCACCTCGGACAGAGCAATTACCACCATCACAATTTGCATTGAATACTATGTTGCCTCGGCCTTCAATCGAGGCCGTATCAGTCCCGGTATCGCCCATATTTTCTATTTCAATACCGCCGGAGTAATTTCTCAAATTGAAGCTAGTATTTCCAACACCAGCACCAAAATCAAAATTAGGGTTAGACGAACCTGCTACCCGTGATCGGCAATCATTGAGGAACCAATTTCCAACCCCATTGGCCGTGATTGTTACTTCGTTGAAGAAACAACGTCGCATAGTAATGCCGGGGCCAGTTATTGCATTTATAATACAATCTTCAAGAATTGCAGTAGCACCAGAGAACGTGCCTGATACCGTAGCCCCCTTAAAGAAAGCCCCAGCTATAGACTGCGATCCAAAATCCAGCGTCCAAGCGTTTCCTTCAAAGTGGTAATTATCAGCACTCGCTGAGAGAGTGATGCTTGAGCCAGTAGCAATCATAAAACTATTCAAGTTCAAGGATGCTGATAAAGTAAGTCCATCGGCCAATGAATCTACAGGATTGTCTGCCGTTCCATTGATAAAATCAGTCGTTCCAGCAGTACCGTTATTGGTGTCAATCCAAATCGCACCTTGAGAATAGCCCACTGTTTGATTGAGATAAGAAACAACTTGCCGATCAACATTTAAATCAGGATTAGACTGTCCGGTACAGACGTGTCTGACATAAACAGCACCTGCAGCAGAGGCCCACCGAGACTCGCCTAGCGGAACAATAAAGTTGTCATTTGAAGAACCTGATTTACCGGTCCATGTTGCTTTAGTCACCCATGAAGTCGCGTCATGGTCATAAACTTGAACATTTGCCGCATCGTTAGAGCCATTCAAAAAGCCTGCTATTTCAACATTCACAGGGACCGCATTAGCCGGAATATTGTGCTGCACAACCCAGTCAAATGCGTTACCTGTGTCATCAATCTGAACTACTGTTCCATCTTCTATATCGAGATTGGCAATAGTCCCTGTGATCACACCAACAAATGACACGCTGTTTAATGGATCAGTCCCATTACCATTATCATCAGCAGCCGTGGCTACCAAGGCACTGGAAGAAGATGAAATAGCATTGACTTGAGCTTGTGTGGCAGGGAAAGTATCCCCCGTTAATCCAGTGCCATCGTACTGATCCTCGAAATTATCCATTGCGGTTGCACTAGCACCCACCTCAGCGTTAATGGTAATTCCTGCTCCTGCTGTAACGGTCTGTCCACCTAGAGCCTCGCTATCAACTAACCATCTATCATTGGTGGTATCGTAGTTGTTCGCAAAATCAGTCTCGAAAACAATCTCCATGTTACCGGCAAGCGAGGCGTTTGTTATTGCCCCCGCAGCTAGCGTCATTGCGTCACCAGTAGATGCAAGACCATCCATATTCAGACCGCCTGCGTCCGAGATAGGTAATCCGCCTGCCGCATCAGCCGCCGCCGCTGGCAAAGCAGTTCCAGCCAGACCTCTTGTAGCTGAATAATTGTCACAAGCACTCTCTAGGTTATCAGCCGCGGTTTCATCCTCAGATACCGCCTTAATATTTACATCCATAAACCCAGTGTCTTTAGCCGCATACAAGCTATCCCAAGCTGCTTCTGCTAACACGTTAAACTCATGCCTTACTGGCAGTGCGCCAGATTCAGTGATAGTTACTACTAAATTGCCTTCAGTATTAGTATCTGTCGCATCTAACTCGCAGTTGTAGTATCCATTTGCATCGTGAGTGGCCGCTGTAGTGTCGTTCTTTTGCGCGAGGGTTTGACCATTCTTCGATAGTTGAATATCTGCCTGTGACAGAGTAAGGCCAGTCTCCGCAGTCACGCCATCTGTGCTATCGACAAACGGTCCTATTAAAATATCTACGGCTGTGTTTGCTTTTAAGTCCAACTATGAACTCCTGATATTCTTTGAGTAATGATGGAACATGATAGGAATAGTGGCTCCACCGCCGCCACCCCCCTCATCTCTGAGAGAGAAGGTAAATCCAGCCGCTTCGTTACTTGCGTGGGTGAATGCTTTTGTTCCCGTCGATCCTGTAGACACAAAAACTTCTTCAATAACTGTAAGCCGTCCACCACCGTCATTAGTTGCACCAAATTCCTGATCCAGTCTCTCTGTTCCTGAAGGTTTGCCGGGGTCAGTAGCGGAACCAGAGTCCAACAGGAAACAGTGGTAGACAATCTCACTCGCCACCGTTGTAGTGACCGAAGGTGCATTAGTGCTTGTATTCGTTCCAGATGGTTCATTTTTAGCAAACTCACCCCATTCAAACGCATCGACACAAATTAAAATCCCAAATCCAGAACTACCGTCACTTAGCCATTGATAAGTATCTGTTCCAGCCCCTGTCTCATCGTCAGCATCCGCCTCTTTTAAGTAAATATGGCAAGTCGGGTCTGAAACCGCATCGGCTACATTCACCGGCATAGAGCCGGATTCTTGCAGTACCCAGCCTGAAGGGACTGTAGTAATTGAATCCGCTGATCGTCTTAACGCAATCAAGGCAACCATCTGATTGCCCTCTACCGTACCCGATGGAACCGTTAGGGTTGGATCGTCGTCAACATCTGAACTACTTCCAACAAACGAGGACATACTTACTCCCCGAAGTTATCTAGCACCGCGTCCAGTAAAGCTTCAACTTCAGATTTGATTGTATCTCCCGGTGAAGTAACAAAAACCATTCTTCGCTCCGATCCATAAGAAGGCGCAAAGCTACCGATGTTTGCAGCCATGTATCCAGCTAGATTAGGAAGAGCAGCGTCTCTCAACGTCTCATAGGTAGTTTCCAACTCCCCCCAAGTAAGACCAGTCTTAAACATCCCTGCCAATACTGGGCCTAAATCATCATCGGTGTACCCCATGCCATTTACCTCAGTAATCAAATCACCGAAGTTGCCTATTTTTGGATACAAATGCGTTAATTCAGTCCAATCACTGTCAATCGTACTCTTGGCACTTTGACAAGAGTCCAGCAAGCCATAGAGGTCTTTCTTAACTCTCTCAGCCGCCTGCTCTATGCTCCATGCAGGCAATGTATCTGGTAGGTTTGCCATGTATTTGCTCCTGATAAATTATTCAAACAAGCTCTACCCAGGAATGGTCTGGATCAAATTCAAAAACAGTTGATGAAGGGGCATGGCCGCAGATTCTCACAATATCACCAGAGTCAGAGGGACGAGTAGACGTGAATTGTCCCGCATTATCAGGGTCGAGATACTGAAGCCCTTCAGTCAATCCCGTAGTGTCAAAACGGCCATATTTGTACCAAACCACAGTCTCCCCATTATTCACTGCAACAGGAGTAAACAATAAAGGGCGTGACGCGGTAGACTCAGCAGAGGCGTTCGATACAACAACCCCTGAACTCGTCTCGTAACCAACGGTAAACGCCGAAAAATTAGCCCCAGCAGGCAATGTTAGTCTGTCAGGGCCTAGAGTAAGCGTAATACCATCAGCAAAGCCGCCGATAGTACCCATTAGCCATATTTCTCCGAAAAATCATCATGGTGACAAACCGTCAAGTCCCCAGAGGGGAGAGTCACTAGATAATCACCTCGGTGGAACAAAGCGTCCCCAGTCTCGGCAGGAACAGAAACACAAGTCTCACTCACCACTTTGATTTGATGGCCGTTAAACTCAATTCCGTCTTCTGTCCGATGAGTCATTAATTCATCAAAGGTGATTGCCTTGGGCTTTTTGCTTCGAGCTGGCTTTTTAGTCGATTTCTTTGCTGTTTTCTTGGTCATGAATCACCTATTCAAAAATTACTCGACTAATTCCTTCATAGTGAACGTCTAAAGCCTCTGCCGCAGCAGCACCAGCCTCAATGCCGATGTATGGAATAAAATCAATATCATCAGTAAGAGCAAGACCTTTTTCTACCGCACCGTTGCCAACAGCGGTAACTGTGGTTCCGCCAGTACTCCCTGCCGTACTAGCAAGATTGTACTGAAGACCATTCACCCAAATAGTCGGTCTTCGGCTTGAATCAATCTCGATTTTTAAGTGATAGGTAGTATTCGCTGCCACAGTGATAGGGAGAGCGGAGATGTAATCCGTACCACCCACACTGTAAACAAAATGAAGTAAGGTGAAGTCATCAAACGCTTCAGAGTTGGTTGCATCAGTCTGAAATTTGAAAAAAGCCTGATCAGCATCAGTGGCAACAAGTTGATCATTGGTCAACTTTAATCCTGCCCAAATCTTCTGATTATCAATCGCGTTTGTGGAGATAGAGCACTCCCAAATCAATTGATTCTCAGTTCCCCACTGCACACCACTCCAAGCTGTATTTGAGTCAGTCTGATCAGTAGTAGTATCAAGATGAGGAGCGATAATTGCCTGATCTTCATCAGCGCCTGCGGTTGTGATCGTAACCCCTGCTCTTGTGGTATCGAACGTACACAGCGCAGTTGTCATGTTGGTTCCAAGAACCTCAAAGTTCTTGTTGGCCCCTCTTGCTACTTCTACGGTGTGAGCCTGATCAATATCAGCATTGATGGCAGGCCGCTGAAGAAAATACTCAGTTAAGTGAAAGCGCCGAATGTCTTGCCCGGCAACACCCGTATAGTCAAGGTATTTAGTGCCGCCCTTAGCAACGTGCTTAAAACCGTTTTGTGACTGTACCGGACCTGTAAAACTTGTTTGACCCATATCGAAACTCCTGTCGTGGTCAGTGTCTAGCGAAAATGCTAGTCAGGAAAGCGAAAGGGAGCCGAAGCTCCCATTCAATTAAGCACCTGGAGTGCCATAAATACCGCGCCAATCGCCTACAGTACCAGAATAACGCTCATAGCCAGTGGCTAAAGCATTCTTAGTATTGAAGTCGTTGTCTTGCTCATACTGAGCAGCAACACGATTGAACGCGCACATGCCTCGTGGCGCATTGGTTCTGATAAACCACGCGTTAGTATCGGTAAAGTAGTGATTTACCTTAATTCCACCAGGAATCGCAGAGGTAGACTTGAGGACGTTAAGCGCATTATCCGCTGAATCATTTTGTAGCACAGATTCAAGGATACGATTAGCTTCCCACCAGTCATTAGGATGGACATGCAGCGTTTGAGCCATCAAAGAGATACGAAGTCCCCTTGAGTTCTTGGCTAGCATGATCTGAGTACACAAATCCTCAATCGCCGCCTCAGACAATCCCGCTGCAATGGTCAACTCATTCGATTGAGTACCATCACGGGTAGGGTGGTCTGTTGCAATCAGCTCTTTCCCGTCACCAAACGTGTAGGAAGAGTTAAACGCACGGTTGTAGATTTGAGCAAAGACATTTTCTTTGGTCTGAACCATTGAAAATGCCAAGTCTTCAGCATTCATCATTGCTTGATCGAAGTACAAATTGTCATCAATCGCTTCCTTGGTCACAATCGTGCCCAAAGCATAAGCAACGTGAGTCGCTGTGTTGACAGTCCCTTGCTTGGAACCTTCAAACTGAATCGGACTACCTTGGCCTTTAACTGGCGCAAGTCCTGTACCTTCCCGCTCCACCAATTCCTCACGATGTTTCTCAGAGGTCTTGAAATCAAACAGGTCAGTACATTCCATCTGATGTTGGTTGTACACATGGCCCCAGTGAGCATAAACACCAGGCCATAAGTCTTTAGGGTGACTACCCGTAGTCTGTGTGGTCATAGTTATACTCCTACAGCGCCTTGATTAAAGGTGTGATTGTTGATTCTCACCATAATCTTATTGTGAACGAGATTAGGTTCATTATCCGTGCGGTGAACCTGACGAAGAATAGTAAGCTGATTAGACGTATCAGCCGCAGGCGCATCAGAAGTGGTATCTAACTCCATTCCTGACAAGCCAGTAGAGGTAGAGCCTGAATGTGTCGCAATCAATACCGCATTAAGACCAATCTGAGTCGCTGCAATAGCGCCGTCAGCCTGAATCTCAAAAAGTGCGTTAGGATCGTCAACAACATGCAGGACACGCTCGGTAGAAGCTGCACCATAAACCGCAGCCTCCTGATCAACCGGCTCAATCCCGACCACCACGCCAGAGATAGCATTACCGTCTCCAACAGTCGTGACATTAACCTCAGGCAACGTGCCAACATCCCAGTTATTTCTAACTACGGCTGTATTGGCTGTACCTGTGAGAGTGACCGGATCACCGATAAAAATATCAGTGGAGTATGTGCTGGGCGCATAGTACAAGCTAGTAGGCCCAGTGTAGTCTCCACCGAATTGATTTACAGGGCGTAAACCAAAAGGCGAATCATTATTAGCCATTTTAAGTCTCCACAAATCCTTCTGGGAGACCCAGAGGATTGATGATTAAACAAAGTTACCCTAGTCTCGGGTAACACTCACATTGGCGTTGAGCCCGCGCTTGCCAGAATCTCCCTGGTCACGCTGATCGAGCATCCCGCCTTGTATTGCCTCATCAATCTCATCAGAAATCTTTTGCGTAGCAGCTATGTCCTGTTCACGAAGTTCTTCTTTAATCGCGAGCAAATATACTCTCGATTTGCCCGATGGTCTGGATACCCAAGAATCCATCTGGCCTACTTCGTGACGATCATCACCCACTATCCCCTCACCTTCAATGACTGGCTGATAGCCTGCCTGAAGGAAGGTTTCGACTTTATGTCCCGGTTGCCACGTTAAATGATAACCGTCCAATTCGTCGTTTAAATGCTGATAGCTCAGCTTTAAAGATGCCCCAATCGGCACCCTGCCGCCCATCCGTTCTTCTTCTTCTATTCGGTGTGGGTCTACTCGCTTGCCATCGCGTAAAGCTTTCTGAATTTCCTCGGGTGCTAAAACTTGGTTATTTTCACCATTTTCTAGCGAATCTGCCTCGCCAGTATTGTCACCGCCCTTTTTCGTTGTGTCAAGAAATGCCATAGTTATTCATCCTCAATTTGATCCCAGTATGTTTTAGCAAAAGCTTCCTGCGCCTCTTTCGAGTCTTCCCTGCCTGAATATTGCAAACTACGCTGATACCCAGCCTTTGCACCATCAGGCATTGAGTTAAAAGTCCTGGCCTTGGTCTTAGTGACCTTGGCACCACCACTATCCAGTGAAGGAATTCTAGGGGCAGGTTCTTTGTTTTGCTTCTCCAGTGCCGAATCCATTGATTTCTTCAAATCATTAAAAAATTCACCAGATGAGCTGTACTGCTTTTGATTCATTAGCCATCTTGTGCGCCTTTCCATCAAATCATAATTATCAGGATCGGAGAAGTATTCAGGATTATCCCGCTTGAACTGTAAAGCTACTGGATCAGGACCGGATTGTTGGCTTTTCTTGGAAAACTCCTCATCAGTCTCCTGAATCTTTTGAGTCGTGGAGTTGAAACTGTCCAAATCTCCATCAGCTACCGCTTGTCTCTGTTGATCAACCAAATCCGCTCTTGCCTGCTCATAGGCGTTCTTTTCAGCCTGAGTCACTTGAGCGGCAGTAGTCGCCTCAATACGGATTACCGTATCTTGCAAAGCCTCAATCTGAGACCTTAAATCACCATTCTCATCTCTAAGGTCACGCATTGACGTGCCTAGAAATGATTTAGCATCTGTCCATTGCTCAGGCTTGCCGCGCCAGTCTTGTTCAGGCACCCAGCCTTTTTCTCGTGCCGCCTCTTCGATTTCTTCCTCAGAGGCTGTATCTAAATCTAATGCTTCCATAATTTCCTCGTTAAATAAAAGATGCTCTCATTCTGACCGCTATCAAGCCGTTTTTACTGACAATCACACTCGGGACGGTCCTCCAAAAAACCATTGACGATGGTGTAAAATGAATATTGTCTTGAATCATTTCCTCAGTTCTTTCTTGTTTGCCGTGACGTATTTTCAACATTGCTTCCCACAAGGAGCTAACAGCTTCTTCTTCTGTTCGGAAATAATTGTCAACACTATCTCCCCCTTCAAAGTAACTTGAGCCACTCATATAGGTCTTATGGCGCAATGACTGGCCGTCTCCTAAAGAGAATACTGACCTATTATCATGCGTCGATAGGACATTTTTGAAAATTTTATTGATTGCCGAATAAAGCTCATCTGCCGTTTTTGGTACGGGCGGAATAAAAGCAGGCATAGGAAGAATTGGGGTTGCTTTCGCGGTGATTGGAATAGCTGCCGTACTAATTAAGGTGTTTTTAATGAAATTTCTTCTCTTCATAGCACTACCTTCCCATATACATCAGTGTCATTAATTAACTGGTACTCCACTTCATCTTTAGGGCCAATCAGTGCAGCGCCAGCGTATTGTTTAATCTCAATCACATCGCCAACTTCGCACTCATCCCTCAAGTTTCCATTAATGTCGTGGAACGCCTTGCCACCCTTAGCCACCAAGGTAGCGCGGGTCTTTCGCATTTGTTCCTTCTCAACAGTTTCCTTGACGATCACAATCCCACCATCAGAAACTTCTTCCGCTTCCTCAAGTAACACTAAACATCGATAGCCAAAGGGTTCAAATCCGGATGGATTCATTGCATTTCCTCCAATTCTTTCATCAATTCAAAGTCATCTTTCCTGTCAAGCAAGTTACGGTAGGCCATTGCGACCTCCTGGACGCCATCTTCCTTATGACCTGAACTCCAATTCCCTTCTAATGTCTTGACTCGCTTGCTTACCTTCTCAAAAAACCAGACTGTCTCTTTTCGCGCCAGCCAGCTCTTATAATCCTCATCACTAATATTAATTTAGCTGCCCTCCATTCAATGTATTTCTACGGTTAGTGAGCGCATTCATCAACTGATCAACCTCGTCAATCGACATATCATGCGCGGCTTTTTCTATCTCTGATAAATTTTTCATGCCAGAGGTGAAACGCTCAAAAGACTGAGCTTTCTTGGTCTGACGATCAATATCAATCTCTTTATCCTTCTGCGCAAGCTTACCCGCTTCGATCTGTAGCTCTTGCTGGCGGTTCTGTGCCTCTGTCTGCTGAATGCCTAATCTCAACATTTCAATCTGGTCTTGCATAGTGGTGCCATCCACTATTAATTCGTCAATATCGCTAACTCCGCCGCCCTCAAGAATTCTTTCTCGCAGTGCTTTTTGATCAAAGAACGGGTCATTCATGAATTGCATAAGAAATTGACCTTTAGCCGCTTTCTGCATATCCGTTACAACTTCAGGATCGGACACAGGGACGTAATCAAAGTCAGCCTGAGAGAAATCATCCTCACCAATCCTCCGATCAACTACGTTCTCATAGTTATCCTGCCGAGAATTAATGTGATTAAACCGCCTAATTAAATTAAGTTCTTGAGCGACTGACCGGTGTAATCGCTTATATATCCCGGTAAAGACTCGAAGCCCTTGCTCTACACTCGCCATCACCGTAGTAGGCGCGGCATTCATCGGAATATTCCCTTCTAAAGCATTGGTAGAGCCCGACAAAGACTTGCCCGAATCGAGCAAGAGAGAAAGCATCTGGAACAACACATCGGAAGGGCCTGCAAACTCCATGACGTACACAGAATCCCTAACCGACTTGCCCGCAGGCGTATTGACTTTAGTCGCTTCTCCAGGTCTGTACTTAATCGTGCCAGAACCACCAGACTTCATCTTTAGCCCGTTGTCTATGAACACAGGCGGAGAATTAGATAACTTCCCAGAGTCCAAGAGCTGATTAAACGCAGTGTCTAGCGTGTCATTGATCGGATACAGAATGTCAAATAGCCCAGTGCAGTAAAAACTTCCATCAAGTGACGGAATAAAGGGGTATTTGACGTAGTACTGTTCCTCGATAATCTCCTGAACATCCCCACTATCGTTCGCGATAATCGACTCAAACTGATAATTCGCTTGAATCCTGGCAACTGAATTATTTTTCGTCTCAATAATAACGACATAAGGCTCGGGATACCCATCACCATCCAAATCCTCGCGCCTATGCTGCTCGATAAACTCCAAAGGCTCATCAGTATCTTTGTCATAGGGGAAATCAAGGAAAAACCCTGACCGTATTCGAGTCTCAATCTCATTGGGATACAGCGCGAATATCTCTGTTTTGCGAGGGGATTGCTTAACAGTCTGTGCAGTAGAAGGAAAAACTAATTCTTCAGGGCTCAGAATCTTGGAATTCAACACCCCATTGCTGTCAGGCCATACCTTTCGATAGTATTCACCGAAAAGTGCTACCCTAAGTAACAAATGGTCTGTGTCAGAGTCCCAAGTCTCCATCTCATAGAACAACTGCCAGTTCATATATTTACAAGCACGTTCGCCCCGCTCTTGTTTCTCCTGAAACCTTGCAAGTTCCTCATTCATCGCAGCCGCTTGAGCCTCAGCTTGCTGAAGCGCCTGAAATTTCATCTGTTGTTCAGCTTGAGAGTTTGTGGGGGCTTGCTGAATCTGTTGAATTTGCTGCTGTAATCCCTGGACTGTCTCCTGATCGAAATCAGCCTGAGTATTGCCAAAGTATTTAGGTCGGCAAACCTCATTGCCTTGGACTATGGCAGGGTAAGCACGGGCGTTAAAATCAATTGCAGCCTGAGTTAGAAGTGGATACTTAACATTGGCAGAATTCTCATAAGGGACATTTTTCTGCTCGATCACCTGCTCGGCAATCTTCTTGGCCTCTTTCCATTTCTTTTTCTTTTCGACTCTTTTCTCATCGGCATCGTCAAGCTCATACTGCTCAACAGCTCGCCTGCCAATCTTTTCAACAAGGTCAGTATCGCCCGCCTCAATCAATAAGGCAGCGATGTTGTCAGACTCAATAAACGATTTAAGCCTGTCCTCGACTTCTTTGTCAGCCATTGTCTTGCCCCTTCACATCCCCATAATCGCCCTTAAAGCGATTACCATATTCAACTTGATCGCGCTTGCTTAACTTGGTCATCAGGAAGTATATCCGCTTTCGCATGCTTTCCATAATGATGCGCTGTCTATCAAGCTCTTTACGGATTTCAATGTTATCGGCTTCTAGTTCTTTGACGCGGATCATCCCAAACACCTACAGTCTTCTGGTGCTTTCTTGCATGTCTGACAAATCGGACCAGCCAAAGAAGGGTCAAGTCCTAGTTTATTTAACACCCCCATTAACACATAGCGATTGCGGCAATACTCCCCGTTGTAACCGTTTTCCTCAATATAAGCCTTGAGCCTTCGCTTGTATTCTTCTGGATCGTCGCCCCAGTACCCGTGATTGGGATCATCTGGATGAATTGCCCCGCCTTCTTGTTTGATAGCGGAGTGGTTAATACCCCGTTCCTGCACTTCTTCCTGTCTCTCTGTAGTCTTGCTCATAGTAATCTTCCTCGGCCATTCTATAAATATCACCCTTCCTCTCGGCATAGTGTCTCATCATGTACGCATAACGAAAGGCGTCCAGCAAATCATCACGCACTTTTACGATCTTAGACCCGCCATTTGGCGTTGCTTTTCGATGGTAATTTCTGATCTCTTCGGAGAAATCTTCCAGGTTACTAAATATCTTCAGCCTACCCGTTTTCATCAAATCATTAATTTCCATCAGTCCAGCTTCTACGCCATTTCCCCCATCTTCCCACTGGGCATGAACGCCAAGCATATTAAACCCAGCTTCCTCATAATATTCTTTCTGCTGCTTGGCACTCCCCTTCTCAGTCTGAAGCCCATCAGCAGGCCAAGCAACCGGCACATGCTCAGCCCATGATTTAACTACGTGCCATGCTTCATAAGGTTGTTTTTCCTTCTCCTTCCAAGCATGAGTCACATAATAAATGTCTGCATCTGCGTCCCAAGCTAATTGAATGTGTGCTTGCGGGTGGTCCCAGCCAAAATCCATGCCATTAATCAAATACCAGTAATCAGGTATCTCAAAAGGCTCTACTTCCATCTTGTCGGTATCATGAGCGTAGATAAGGCCAGTGCCTTGCAGTGGAGTGCCCTCCGAACGCATTTTACGTTGATAAGGCGGGTACTTACTTAAAATCTTTTCTGCTTTCTCTGGGGTAATGTGGGGGCATTGCTTCCAAGTAGCTGTTTGTAGATATTGTCCCGGGGCATCGTCACCTCTAAATTTCTCAACTAGCTCCGTTACTCCGTTCTCTGGTGTAAAGGTGAGAATACCGCGACCACCACGTCCTTTATCGCCGTTAATGGTACGAGTCAAAACTTGGGGATATATCTCCTGATCCTCTGGCTCCTCATCAATGTGATAGAAGTCAATAACATCACCCATTAGCGCGTGTTGGCCTTGAGAATAGGACCAGAATTGACAGATAGAAACTCCGCCTGAACTGTGGCGAACCATTACCTCTTTAACGCCACCACTAGTACCCACCATAGATTTATAGTCTAAGATTCTTTCCGCAGGAACATAGCCGCCTTCAATCTGCCTGTCCTTTAATCGGCCAAATATCTTGTGTTGGAGCAAATCCCTGAGCTTTTCTCCTGAATACCCCAAACACCAGATAAGCGGAGCATGGCTAAATCTGTATCCCTCCCAATCATCCGGGTAATCGCCAAGCAAGTGATAAGAGTCTATTAAACACCCTGTCCTGGACTTACCCACTTGGTTAGCTGCCATAAGCATACTGGCATCATAGTTTTGAGTTGAGGATATGAACTTACGCTGCCAAGGATATGACGCGTTGTATATTCTAGTGAGCTTGTTTCTCAGATTGCGGGATATTTTCTCCTCAAGCAATCTGGCTTCTTCAATCTTCGCTGCTTTGCTGTTCATCTTGGCGTAGCTGCTGAATCCTGCGATCCAATTCCTCTTCGCTTATGTCGGAGTAATCTACCTTGCCTTGATGCTCAATAGTATGCTTCTCGCCATACTTCTTAGGCTTGAGTTTGGAAAGAGCCCACTTTCTCACATCGACTCTTAGCCTGGACCTCTGTATAGCTTCACCATTGACTTTGTAGCCAATACACTCCCCGTCCTTACCTTTGTTCTCCATCCAATCGTTAGTGCCATCATCAGCTATATCAAGCAATTCCTCAAACAGAGCATCACTGCTTTCTTCCTTTGCTTTTGCGTATTGGTCGGAAAATTCTTCGTGTTCTCGTAACCATAGGAAAACACTGGATTTATTTGGCATGTCTTCCGCTAGACAAATAGTTCTTAGGGAAATCCCATCAGCTAATTGGCTGCATATTTCAGCGGCTAGTTCTTTGGAGTATTTAGTGGGTCTACCGGCAGGCATTAGAGTTCCGTATTTGAAGCGGAGTAAATGTCATTGATTTCAGCACTGCTCATTATGCGCCTTTCGTACTCCTTATCCCAAAAGGCTTTAACCCCTGCAAGAATGTCCTCTAAAGAGGATTCAGATAAGTCGGACGCAGTGACCAACCTATTGGCAGGCTCTTTCTCGTTACCAAGCAGCGAAACTGGAACTGTAGCCGAAAAGCCAGCTATCAATGTGTTTTTAAGGAATTCTCTGCGTCTCATAAACCCTTCCTCGACCTGTAACTCATATCTTGCATATCGGCTTGTCTTAGCCTTTCAGCCCTAAGGTCAGTCTTTTTGAGCAAGTTTAACACGATACGGGCAATAACCAGGAATGCCAGTAGTGATACTGTGATTATTGCTATTTCTGTGGTGCTAAGCGTCTGCGGCATGATTCGTATGGGAAGAGATGGAGGGGAAGCTCGCACGGTCTATAATCTCAGAACTGCCAAAATGTGCAACGAATGTAGCCCCACCCTCTCCTTGGGTTATCTCGCTACGGACAAAAGGAAGTTTGTCTGATTCAAAGCCTTCCTTTACGCTATCGTCCAAAATCTCAAGAATTTCACTCTCGCTTAAAGTAATCTGCATCGGTTTTCCTCATTGATATAACTATCTGGAGATTATAGCAGAGAAAATAGGAAAAGAAGAAAGGCGCAAATAAAGAAACTGACCGATAATAAAAGTGTTTGCTCTAGGTCTTTTGAGGGGTGGTTATTCAAGGTTTTCAACCAATGCAGCTAACAATTCATTTTGAACTATAAGCAATTCAATCATATAAGCCTGATCAGTCGGGAAAGGATGGCTAATCTCTGGCAGTTCCCCGATGGATTCTTCGATTTCTTCTCTCATCTCCTGAATTTCCTTCTCCACTCTTTTCTGAAGCTTACAATGCGAATCTAGGGCTCTCATTCTTCCTCCTGTGCGTCGATGTAGCGGGCCATTAGCAACGCAATAGTGAAGTCAGTCTCCCCTCCCAAATTGGTCACGGCGTACACTATTTGCTCCATGCTCTGAGGATTTAGCTGCCCGTTAAAATTCATTTCCTTATAGCACTTCTCTATCAGTTCAGATTTTTTCATTGCTTAGTCCTAAACACGCTAAGATTTTTTGAAAAATGCCAGTTCATCCATGCCTCTCTATGTGAATCTCCCATGCCTCCACCATGCTTATCTACACAATGCCAGCGCCAATTAGAGGCTCGGAAAAGTAAAGGCTTGGGATGCAATTTCTCTGCGCGTTCTTTTCTTTGAAGCCCTTTAGACATACCTCTCTCCCACTCTCGATAATATTGGGCCAAATAGCCAATAGGTTGAAGCTAGTCCAAGGGCAAGCCATAGAACCAGATAGATCACTTCTCATCCTCCAGAGCAGATAGGAGGGATTTGGCCTGAGATATTGCTGCCACCGATCTAGCCATCTCCACATCATTGTCGTGAGCAATTCCGTTATGCGCTCCGTATTCGGCGCAAATCTTAATAGCCGCGTATTCTAGTTTCGATAATCCGCCATAGTTATTGGAAACACAGATATTAGCGCCCTCCCCATCGGTCAATATCTTATCGCTTGGAAAAGCTGGCTCATTCATTGGGAAGGCTCCTTGAAACTTTCGGACATATAAATATTGGCAATAACCAGTATTCCCCAGAAGGCTACTGTGTTGTCCTCTCCAGAAAAATAATCATAAGCAAAAACAAATACAGCAAAGATAATCCAAACGAATCCCATAATATTATGCGCTTTCATTCTTCAGGCTCCTCTAGCTTGGGCAACCTAATCACGTCAATATCTTCAGCGTGCCATATCTCCTCTGAACGAGTGAGATACCATCCTGATTTTCCCTTCCTTTGAGCAATTTGCCATTCATCGTCAGAAAATACCCTCACCCAATAAAACCCTTCCTCGTAGTTAGTCATGAGCGATAACCTCTTTCACATCATAGGGCTGGGCGTTCCTTACCCTAGTAGCTTGAGCCAATATGCGGGCTTGAGTCTCGTTAAAGGCGCGCTCAAATACGCTGCCGCCGTTTTCAAACACAACTTCAAATAATGTTTCCTTCATGCCTCTACCTCCTCTCTCTTTGGTTGCCATTCACAGTAAGCCCAACGAAATCCAGCGGCTGTCGGTTGGCGCCCCTTTAGAGCTGCCGTAATGTTACATCCGCCACACCCCACAAATTCCGCAGCCTCTTTTATCATTGGAAACCAATAACCATACCCATCCCGAATACTCATGACACCGAATCGCTTGCTTAAACCAGTGCGAATAGCGTGCTCAATATTGTCTTGATGTGTTCCCCACTCAAGATTGTCAGCGCGGTTATTGTATTTGTCTCCATCCAAATGATTGACGCACAATCCGCCCCTCATACCTTCTACAAAATGTGCCGCCACTAAGCGATGAACACGATGCGTCTTTGACAGCCCCTTCCGATCAACCAAGGAAACGGTTGCATAGTTCTGGCAATAAGATGGGCTCAGGAAAATCTGGCTTAGGAGACTATATACTCGCCCATCATCGGTAATCTGATAGCGACCCTCATATCCCTCAACGTCCAGGAACTTAGGTCTTGGCTTATTCATCTCAATTTCTCAAAATCATAATTAGTTGTGGAAAGCCGAACTGCTTGTTCAGCAATTGACTTGACGCAGGCTTTACAGATGTGAGCCTTACAGGTCTTTCCGATCGGATTAACAAGCTTGCAGGAAGGAGAAGCAAACTCCCCTTCAATCCCCAGCAATTGCTCTGGCGGCGCAACTTGACCATCCCAGAACTTCCCACATACATCGCAAGTATATTTATGCAATATGCTCATTTCTCTTCCTCATCTCAACAGCACCCAGACACATAGCCTCAAACTGCTTTGGCTTCGTCTTGAGCCAGCCATATAGAGTATTTTTAGGGACGCCGGTTATCTTCACAACATCGACTAAGCGTATGCCGTAGGTGATTGCTTTTTGTCCTGGGGTCACTGCGTTACCTCTAGTTAGTTAATTGGTTTAAAAATGTCATGCGGTTAATTAGCTCTGGGATTTCTCCTTTCGAGAGAATCAGGCGCACGTTTACAAGCTCAGCGTCTGCTAAAAACTTGTCATTGATGGGAAGGGCTAAAATTGTTTCGTCTTTGTCGTTCACGATTTTTACAAATCCTTTGCAGCCTTCCTCGAAGCGGATTTGATAATCCATACAGATTTCATTGCAGCTTTCGATCTCAAAATAATCAGAACACATTGCTATTTCTCATCTCTTTCTACCCAGTAACCCGCAGTTAAGCTTTACCAGCTTGCCTCGTAGCTGATAGATTTCCAAACTCCGTCTACTTTTTTTTCTAGCCAGACTATCGCCCGAGTAAATATTTCTTGGTCTTCCTTCTTCTGCCGTTCATAGCTAAAGGTTTTGTTGCCGTATGTTTCATCGGGATCGCCTTTCTTGAACGAACGCCCAAAGAAAAATCCTTCTGTGTGAGGCAGCTTATCACTGGCTATGGCTTTCAAGATTTTGCGGCAATCGTCAGCGTACAGTTCAATCGGCTCACAATCGTCTTTGCCTTCCGCAAACTCTTTCACAATATACCCGCGAAAGATCGTGACTGGGAAAC